TAAATCTTTCTGCTTCTGGTGACATTAGTTTTTGTTTTGGTAATAATTGTATGGGTGGTTCGTTTGGGTAGATGTTTTCTCTACCATCAGTATCGGTAGTGATCATTTTTTCTTTTTATTAGGATCATAGTCGTTGTCATTGACGCCATCCATATAACCATCATGGAATATATCTCCAATAGCTCCGGGTACTCGACCACTAGCTATCTGAGCGATGACACCAAGACGACCTGATTTAGCTAGTTTACCTAGCGTTTTTTTAATTCTCATTTCTTTTTCTTGGATTTTTTCTTATAAGGTTTTGCTGTTTTTGCTGCTTTTTTAAATTGAGCGGCGGTGGGAGAGCCCTTAGAACCCACCTTTCTCATCTTCTCACCAGAGCCTGCGGCGATCCGCTTACGCTTGGCGTGAATGTTTGCGTACAAGCCTCGTTTAGCCATTAGTCTATTGGGGGAAATACATCCCTATGAAAATGTTTCATTCGACGCTGTCTTTCACGTCGACCTGATGATGTGTCTCTGATAATTTTAAGTGCTTTATCATAATCATCTTCAGATAAATTTTGCATGTCTTCTATTCTTCTAATCATAGCTAACTCTTTTTTAGATTTCTTTTTAGAGTTATCATCCATGCTTACTGTTTTAGCCATGTGCTTCTCTATAATAGTGCGTGACCACTAGCATTTCCACTTACGTAGGGCTAGTGCTTTGCGTGTAGGTTTGCCGTTTGGTTTTTTCATTGGTCCTTTTACTCCACTCATGCGAGCACAGAAAGAACGCTTACGTGCACCGCCTCCGGGCTGAGGAGCCTTGAGGTTAGAGCCGGTAGCAGCATTGTACTTTTTTCTACCGGCTGCTGTCAGTCCCCCTGTTCTGGACTTGTGCTTGCCCATCTTGAGACTGACGTTCTTTTTCTTTACAGCCATTATGCTTCATTTGGTCCGTTAGGATTTCTCTGTTTCATTTTTGTAAGGCGAATAGGTAAGCCTAACTGTATATACTTTTTACCTTTCTTAGGCACTTTATACGGAGCTCCGCCTTCAAGGTTTAAGTCAGGGTCATCTCTTTTAACAGGTTTGTTACTGTATTTACTCATGACTTTTTCTTCATTTTATTTTTCATGATTGCAGCCGCAACCTTTGGTCTTTTTTTTGCGAGTGCGGCTAGCCCCTTTGGGACTTTCTTGGCTCCGCTACCTCTCTTCATCTTTTTTCCTTTAGCGTCTTTACCGCCACCATAATGTCCGGGCATAATTAAAAGTCCAAATTAGATCTGTCAAGTTTTTCGATAACGTCTTGCCTGTAGGCAGGGTCTCTATCATACCTTTTGTCATTCATAGCTGCTACTAATTCAGCTTGACTACGAAAGACGTCTCCTGTTTCTGGAGGAGCTGTTTTACCTGTAACCATTCTACCTTCTACTCCGTTAGCTTTGTCATACTCTGCTTTTAATCCAGCAACTGCAAGCTTGATAGCTGCTACACTACCAGTATTTACAACTTCATCAAAAGCATTTGTCTGTGCGTTATCGAGATTATCTTTTGCCCAGTTAACTACGTTTGCATAAGTCTTGTCTCCACCAACTGACTCCTTAATCTCAGAGATCTGAGCTTCAGATATATCAGCAGCTTCAGCTGGTTGTGCTTGGTTGTTTGCGTTTAACTCTATGTAAGCTTGTAGTAATTCTGAACTAGACATTTCTGAAAACTTAGCTAATGTCTCATCAGATAACTTGTTATCATTATCATAGTATTCTTGTTGTGCATCTGTAATAAGACTAGCACCTTCAGAGAGTTTAGGCTCATCAGGTGTCTCGTCTTCTGCACTAACTTTTTCTGTATCTTCTTTACCTTGCTCACCAAGTTTACTCTGTAGCTCCATGTATGCTTTTTCTAGCTCTGAAGCATCTTTGTATTTACCAGCTAACAGTTGCTCTTGTTGTTCAACAATCTTTTCACCGACGGCAAGGGAATCTTGCTCGTCAGCTGTGAGATTGTCAGTCATAGTTTCTGTCTGCGGTGCGGTGTCTACAGTAAATGTGTTAGTCTCTGCCATTTATTCTTGTGGTGGTGGTGTTATGTTTTGTAATACTGCTGCTGCTTGATCTGCAAGTTGTGGGTTCTTATCTGGGTCCATAACCGGTGTACCAGCAAGTTGACCAGCTTGATCGACGAGAGACATGTTTGTCTTGTCTTGCATCATCATCTGTTTACGCTGTTCTAATTCTTCTGGTGTACGTACAAGATTAAGTACATCTATACCTTGTGCAGCTGCTAGGCGTTTGATCGCTTCGGTTGGGTTAATGAACTTCATTAAAGCTTCTGGTCCTAGTGTCTGTGCAACAGTTCCTATAAATCTAGTAAGAGATTCGTTATCCTGTCCTCTACCTAGACTATTAATACCAGCTACTATCTTAGGTCTAACGACATCTTTAGGTAGTCTTGGTATCTGATTAGATCTTTGTAGTATTAACAAAGTTCTGTTGAGGTAGGGTACTAAAAACTCTACCGTTAACAAGCTGAACAGTCCACCAAGGGATTGCTCTAGCTCTAGCTGTGTAAGGCGTACCTCTTCAGCTGTAACTCTTTCTGCGTTTCTGATATTCATAACCAAGAACGCTTCAAGTATTCTTCTTTCGATTGTTGCTGCTAAGTTCGCAGCTGTAGCAAAGTCTGCTGTCTTACCGACTTGCACGACTCCTACGTCTTCTGGTCTACCCTGTATGATGGCTCCGTTACCAGCTTTGGCAAGTGTCCCGGGCTTGGTTGTCGCAGATGGTGAGACAAGAAAGACAACCTTACTTGCCACACTTGCACCTTCTACTAAAGCTTGAGATAATCCTTCGAGACTTCTTAGATCTCCGATGAACTCCTCTACTCTACCACGTCCGTAGTCCTCTCCGTCTACTGTATTAAATCGAAGCACTAACCATGGTGAGGCGTTTTTTGGTGCTGTACTTTGGCTACCTTCTAGGATCATTCCATCCACTTCTTGATGCCATCTCCAGCTACCACTACTCTCATCCATCTTAACACAGGTGTATACCTCAGCGTCGTCTTCTGTAGCACCATATTCGCCGTTTGGCTTTTCGTTAGGAGGGGGTGCTATGCCCAAGACCTTACGACTTACTAATTCTTTTGTAAGTATTTCTATGACGTTACCATTACCGTCTCTTTCTACAACATATCTGTTTAGTGGATAGTGTTTTAAACCGTCCTTGCCCATGAAAACAAGGGCATTACCAGATACGATGAGATGTTTTAAAGCTTGATGCACGACAACACGGTCACTGGATGCAGCAATGTAGTCCATAATCAGTCTCTCTATCTTGGAGAATGATAGGTCTAGTTCACTACGCATCATAGGATCTAGTGTCTCGCCTAGCTTGTCGTCTCTTACCTGTAGTTTGAAGAAGGCTGTCTGTGGTGGTAGTATTGCAAGCATAAGTTTAGCTGCAAGTGTTACCACTGCCTTTGCTCCGACTGACTGGTAGGGTTGAAGTAGAGTCTTCTTGCCTCTAGCATCATCATCTTGTCTAACAAGATATGGTAAGGTAAGTTCAGAACACTCAACCGCTGTGTCTAGAAACTGTGTTCTACCTGACGACAGCATAGAGTATCTTTCTCTTGCCTTATACATTTAATCCTCCAGATTCTCCACCGGCTTCTGTATTTAGGTTAATTTTTAAAGCATCAGTACCCTCTCGCTTTGCAGCTCCTCTGGTATCTTTTGTTTCTCTACCTGATCCTGTGCCGTATTCTACATCAGCAATATCTTCTGGATCTACCAACTCTTTTTTACCGGGTAGCTGTGACTTACGAACTAAGTCTGGCTGTCTAGGTTGAATAGGAGCTGGTGCAGGCAACGGTGTTGGGTTGCTTGGTCTGCACATGTTATTCGTTTAAAATAGATTTTATATATTGTACCACTTCCTGTTGTCCAGAGCGATACATGATGGAGGCTAAATCCTCCTTGGGGTGGATAGGATACCAAGCGAACTTGGATTCCAAATCCTCTACTAATTTCTCTAGTTTTTCTGAATGAAAACTAAGCGTATTGAGGGAGGTTGGTGTTTGCATGTTCAAAGAACGCTGGCATACGAGCTGCTTTTGTGTCAGAAAACTGTGGGGC